TGATCCGCGAAGCAGAGGATGACGCCCCAGCACCTAATCCTCAGATTGAGGCTGAGTTGGAGAAGGCATTGGAAGATGCTGGTAAATCCTTTGCATCGGAAATGAACAAGATTGCAAAAGACACTGAGACTAAACTGAAGGATGAGGATGAGGTTCAACAAGTTATTGATGACAATCCAGAGCTTGAGAAGCTAGCTAAGGAGTCAGTATCAATAAAGAGTAGATTGAAGGATGGTAAGATTTCACTCCAAGAGCGTGAGAAACTCAATGAAGAAATTTTCTCAATTTTAGGTATAACATCAATCTTGATGGCGTTACCAGCCGTTGTAACATTGATAGGGAAACTAGTATCTGTTATAGAACGTAAGCTCGGCGGTAAGAAAGAGATGGGCGAAAAGATTCAGCACTTCGGGCACGAAATGCACGAGATGGTACTTAAGTTGATACAGAAGGGCATGATGCTCATTCCTGGGTTTAAGAAGATGCCGTCAGACAAGCAAAAGAAGATAGTACATCTAGTCCACATTGTTATAGTGTTGATGTTGGCTATTCAATCTGGTGGAGTCGCTATTGGTGAGATAAAAGCTGGTCTAGAAGCTGCTAATGTCGGATTAGCGTCCTTTGAAGGAGTATTGACTGCCGTGAAGAGTGGAGAAGTTCTCGCATTCTTACGAGAAGCTGTCATGGATATTTTAGAAGCATAATGTATATAATCATATAGGTTAAGGATACAAGTTGAGGATTGATTTTTTGTAGGTAGAACGGGGGTAGTTGTGATAAACTTCTACCCCCGTTTGTATTCATGAAACATACTTATAGGTAGATGGAATTGTACATGGAATATATTAAATTATTCGTTTCAAGCGTGATAACCATTGTTGGTGTTATCTTGTCTTGGTGGCTAAAACGTAAGTACGGTGAGTATAAGACTAATACCACTACTAGAGAGTTAAAGCAACAACAACTTGTTCAGACAATACTTGAGCAAAAGTTAGAAGAGTTCGGTGCACAGAGAGCTTTCATAATTCAACGACATAACGGTGGAAAATTTGGCACGGGTAAGTCAATGAACAAGATGTCAACGACATATGAGGCATTAGAGGAAGGCGTTAGCACTGAGTTTAAGAATCACCAAAACTTACCGATGACATTATATACAAATTTCGTAACTTCAGTTGTAGAATACAACTCACTGTATCCAGTGGTTGACGATGTTGACGATATACTTACAAAGGCATTTTTTGTGCAACGAGGTACTAGGTCTGCTATTGTATTTCCAATCAAAAAGAACAATGAGTTTTTGGGTATGGTGGGTTTTGAATGGACACACAAAGCTCGAAATCTTGAAACCATGTATAAAGAGTCAATGGATGATGGTCGCGTTCTAGGAGAGACACTTTCAAAATTACTGTAGGAGTGTATATGAATAAGGTGATAGATGTTGACGATAATGACAACATCAACAGTGCTGAGGCAGAAGTAGATGGTTTGGAAGTACATGGAATTAAGAGAGGTAGAAAGCACATAAAGACCAAGGTAGAATTTAACGTATCACTCAATGAAGAGCAGAAGGAAATAAAGTCAAAAATTTTACGAGATACAATCTCGGTATTAACAGGAAAGGCTGGCTCTGGTAAGACACTGTTGGCAACTCAGATAGCACTAGAATACTTGTACTATAAAGAAGTTGATAAGATAATCATAACTAGACCAACCGTTTCAGATGAAGAAATAGGATTCTTACCTGGAGACATAAAAGAGAAGATGGACCCGTGGGTTGTACCAATCTATTCTAACATGCACATATTATCCGGAAAAGCCAAAATCGATAAGTACATATCTGAGAATAAAATTGAGATTGCGCCTATATCATTCATGCGAGGTAGAACATTTTTAAACTCGTGCGTCATCGTAGATGAAGCGCAAAACATAACACGATCGCAGATGGAGATGGTTATGTCTCGTCTAGGTGTAAACTCAAAGATGATGATCTGTGGAGATAGATCACAGACTGATCTCGTGGGTGGTAAGAAGCAGAGTGGATTCCCCCATCTCTTACAGATGGCAAACCAGATAAAAGGTCTTAACATATATGAGTTAAAGACAAATCATAGACATCCTATCGTTGATGACATATTAACGTTTTTTCAAAATCTAGATAAGTGAGAAAGTAGTAATGCCAACCGAATCAGAATACTCACAGATACCAATATGGCCTGGTAGCTCTTCGTTTGCTACTGGAAGTACTCCATTTGGGTTCTATGATACCGATGCTGAATTTCAGCAAGACATAGATAAGTTTGCTAAGTGGGCTGCTCTTAGATTGGGTTATCCTATAGTTGATGTTGAAATGCAAGACATCAACTTCTATGCTTGCTTTGAAGAGGCGGTATCCGAGTATTCAAACTATGTAAACCAATATAACATTCAGCAGAATCTTATCAACCTATTAGGATCAACTACCTCTAGTAACTTGACACATGTCAACATATCCCCAAACATGGGTGGTGTTATTCAGATCGCCATGGAGTATGGTAACGAATCAATGCTCAATGGTAATATAACACTCTATTCGGCATCTATTAATATCACGTCAAGTAATCAAATTTACGATTTGAATTCTCTCATTCGTGACGTACATAAGCCATCACAATCAATTGAGATTAAGAGGGTTCATCATTATGCTCCCCCCGCCGCATTGAGATTCTATGATCCAATGTTGGGTAACCAGGCGTTATTAGACACGTTTGGGTTTGGAGCATATTCAACTGGAGTCTCATTCATGTTAATGCCTATGTATGCTGACTTACTTCGCGTCCAGGCTATTGAATTTAATGACATGATGAGAAAGTCAAACTATTCATTTGAAATTTATAATAACACCTTGCGCATCTTTCCTATTCCAGTTAGAGACTTCAAACTGTGGATTGATTACATCGTGAAGGAAGAAAGGTCTGACCCATTAAAGAATCCGACGGGAACTGTGTCTGACTTCTCCAATGCTCCGTACGATAGGATGAGTTACCAACATATTAATTCAGTGGGTAGGCAGTGGATTTATCGGTATGGATTAGCGTCGGCAAAAGAAGTGCTAGGTGCTATACGTGGTAAATACCAGAGCATTCCAATTCCAAATGCAGAGGTGACCTTAAACTCGGCAGACCTTATATCGGCTGGTCAACAAGAAAAGCAACAATTGATTGAGGAACTAAAACTCATACTAGAATCTACAACACGTCAGAAGATGCTTGAAGCGAAGAGAGCTGAGGCTGAAAATCTCAACGCGGTGCTCACACAGAGTCCTCTAAAATTTTATATAGGATAACAATATGCCTTTGTTTAACAGCAAACGAGATGCGAGTTTTCTCTACAAGGTTGTGAACGAGTTGGTTTCCGACATCGTAGATACTCGCGTTGCTGTGTATAAGCTATCGTTATCAGATACTAAAACTAACATCTACGATGAATCTGACAAGAAGATATACTTCACTCCAGTTATTGTCCCAGCTCTCATTAATCGCATGGAGAGGACATTTGAAGGTACTGAGTTTGGCCAAGATTATACCCAAACATGTGACTTCGCTTTTATTCGCGAACAATTAAAAGAGTATGATGTTCTTGTTGAAGTTGGGGATATAATTGAGTTCAATGGTGAATGGTGGGAAGTAGACAGTATACAAGATAACCAATACTTCGGCGGTAAGAATCCAGATTACGCCACATCAGAAAACAGATGGGGTCTTAGTGTGTCAATTGTTGCTAACTGTCACTTGACTCGCCGTTCACATATACACATTGAAGAGATACGATCAGCTCCACGCACAGATTTGAATGATTTACCGAGTAATATATGAAAAATTCTAGCAAATACAGAGTTCCGCCATTACGTCGTACGCGAGATTCGTTTATTGATGATGCTAACTCGTCTGAGAATCCTAGGATAGACCTCGGAGAATCTAGGCACACTCAAGTTCGTAGAGATAAGGATACCGTTAGATCAATTTCGGTGACGCTCTATGATGTTGATTTCGCCATCAAGACGTTTATAGAATCAACGATAATGCCCAAGATTCGTGATGGGTATGAAGTTGTTGATGTTCCCGTATTGTATGCTAATGCTGAGAAGTGGGCGTCAATACAAAGCCGTGGGTATCTTCGCGATGCCAAGGGTAAGTCTATAGCTCCATTGATTACATTTCGCAGATCGTCGGTAGCAATCAAACAAGAACTAAGAAAAAACAAAGTATCGTCCGTTAATCAGATGGCGTATGTAACTGCTCAAAAGTACAGCAGAACGCAACCGTATGACAGGAACTCTGCACTGTTCTCCACCTCCAAGCAACGTGAATACTTCTTAACACCAATACCAGATTACGTTGACATTATATATGATTTCATTGTGTGGACAGAATACCAGTCACAGCTAAATGAGTTGATAGAACAGTTTATTTGGTTCGGTGGACAGTCGTTCGGTGATAAGAATTGGTTTAAGTTTCCATCGTATCTTGACAACGTTTCTATTGAAGATACTAATATGACTGGACAAGATCGTCTAGTCAGAGCTACGTTCCAGCTAACAATACACGCGTATCTTCTACCGAAGGAAGCAAGTGGTGAGGTTACGACTAAGAGAGTAGTTACACCAAATAAGATTCAATTCGTATCCGAGGCATTTGGAGATATTGGTTCTAGTATCGTTGATCGTTATCGACCTTTCAAACCGTTAAATGTTGATGCTGAGCAAGACTTGAAAGATTACCAACGGGAGTTGAATGATTTCAACGATACATCGTTACCAGCGAGTCCTGACGTATACACGTCTGAGACGGATTGACATTTCTGAGACATATTTATAGAGACGGTGTAAACCGACATGTTTTAAAAACCCTATCACGGAGTGGTTATGGCAGACGAAAGAGATATTGCAAAAGAAGATTTGGAAATGATTACAAGCCTTAGAAATGATTACGCGTTAATCACTTCTAAGTTTGGTCATACCGAGGTTGAACTCCATCTTATGGAGAAGCGTCTAAACGATCTTCATGAGTTTAAGAAGAATCTTATCAATGAATACCAGGAACTTCAAACACGGGAAGCTGAGCTGGTGAAGGCGATGAGTGAGAAATACGGCGAAGGAGTTATTGACCTAGACTCTAGTAAATTTATCCCTTCTAAGTAAACGTTTGAAAAATTCAGATCATATTTATAGTAGAGTAAAAAAACTTCTACTTGTTTACCTTTTGGAGAATAATAGTGGCAAATGAAAGAATCGTAAGCCCTGGTGTCTTCACCAATGAGAAAGATCAATCGTTCCTAGCACAGGGAGTTGGTCAAATTGGTGCTGCATTGATAGGTCCTACCATAAAAGGACCAGCGTTTGTGCCTACTGTAGTAAATGGTTATGGTGACTTTGTAACAAAATTTGGTGGTACATTTGAGCAATCATATCTACCATACACAGCAAAGAGTTATCTAGCAGACGCTGGAAGTGCAACTGTTGTTCGAGTTCTTGGTACTGGTGGCTATACTCTGAAGAATCCAGTTGCAGTTGTTGCTACTGGATCGTTCGGAAGGCGGTTAATATCATTCTTACACCCAACATATGTGGTGACAAGTAACGATGCGACTGCTCTTTTTGATAAGACAATTCTTGCATCCAATGCGAGTGGCTCATTCGTTCTAACGCTGTCTGGATCGTTCACGACTGACGTTAGCTCGTTCACTAATGCTGTGAATGAAAACGGCACACCATTCTCAGCTTCCATTAACCCAGAAAGCTCAGCATTTATTGGTGACTTGTACGGCTATAATCCATACGGTACACATGCAGTATACAACTATGTGGCGTTTAAGAAGTTTGCTTCGGCATCTCTAGCCGCTGATCCTGCGGCTACCATCCTTATTGAAACTGGTAGTGCATCAACACCTCAGTGGGATTTCTCAACTGATTACCTTGAAGCATCAACTCCATGGGTAACATCGCAGAAGGTTGGTGCGGTAACAACAAACTTATTTAAGTTCCATACGTTGTCACATGGTGTTCATGCGAACTATGAAGTTAAGGTGGGTATTGCAAATGTTCGCGCTGCCGGAACTATTGCTGGAAGTGAATATGGTGACTTTGACGTCGTTGTACGGTATGTTGACCAATCAAAAATTTACAATACACCGTTCACTTCCGAAGATGACGACTTGCGTCCAAACATTGTAGAAGTATTCAAGTGCGATCTAAATCCAAACTCTCCTAAATTCATAGGTAGAGTTATCGGTGATAATTACATTACGATTACTAGTGAAGGTAAAGTAGTTGTTAACGGTAACTATTCAAACAAGTCAAAGTTCATTCGTGTTGAAGTATCGGACGCAGTTGCTAATGGAGCAGTATCGGCGACTCTAGTACCTTTCGGGTTTAGAGCACCAAAGTCACCTATCCCAGATGGCTATACACAACCAGCTTCAGCATCATACGTATCAAACCAAACATCGGGTGGAGCATATAATAAGCGGGTATATTGGGGATTCTCGTATGATTTTACCAATACAGATAACATCAATTATTTGAAGCCTCTACCAGCATCATCATTCCAGACAACTGGAAGTAATGCTGACTTCTACCTAGGAGACTATAGCCAACCAGCGGGTGCAAATCATCCAACTGCTGCGACGGCATATAGTGGTTCAATTAACTTGACGTCAAATACGTCTATTGATACTCGTAAGTTTATGGTGCCGTTCCAAGGTGGATTTGATGGTCACAAGCCTCATCTTCAAAAGAAGACTGGTACGCATATTGTAGCTGGTAATACTCAAGGGTTTGATATTTCGTCAACTGCGGCAAGTGGTTACACGTCATATAAGAAAGCTCTTGACACTATCTCCAACTCCGATGAATTTGACATTAACATGATCATCGTTCCTGGCGTTATACACTCGCTTCATTCTGCTATTACTTCATATACGAAGGAAGTTTGTGAAGATCGTGGTGACTGCTTCTACGTAATGGACTCGGTTGGAATTGATGACTCAATCTCAACTGCAATATCAACAGTTGAAGGGTTTGATTCAAATTATGTCTCCACGTATTTCCCATGGGTTAAGATTCTTGATCAAGAGAGAAATAAACCAATTTGGGTTCCACCTAGCGTAGTGTTACCGGGAGTCATGGCATACACAGATAAGGTATCAGCTCCGTGGTGGGCACCTGCTGGGTTAACACGCGGCGGATTGACTGAGGTTATAGAGCCAAAGACTCGCTTAACGAAGGAAGAGCGGGATGAGCTATATGAAGCTAGAGTTAACCCAATCGCGGTATTCCCAGGAAGTGGTGTCTGCGTGTGGGGTCAGAAGACATTGCAAGGTAAGCCGAGTGCTCTTGACCGTGTGAACGTTCGTCGTGGGTTGATTGAAATCAAGAAGTTCATTGCTTCGGCAACACGCTACTTGGTATTTGAGCAGAACACAACTCAAACTCGTACGCGTTTCTTGAATATCGTAACTCCATACTTGGAGTCAATCCAACAACGTCAAGGTTTATATGCGTTTAGAGTTATCATGGATGAGTCCAACAATACTCCAGATATTATAGATCGTAACATTTTGTATGGTCAGCTATTCTTACAACCAGCTAAGACTGCTGAATTTATCATCCTAGATTTCAACATTCAATCAACTGGAGCTGCGTTCCCAGGAACGTAACCAATAGATAGATAGTAGTAGTAAGATACTCCTTAGATCATCTCTAAGGAGTATCTTCGTTTTGGGGTGGCTGTGAATCTTCAAATTGCTTTGGATACCATATCCATTTAGTACTACCGCAGTCCCATATTCGATCGTAACCATTTAGTTGCATGTTTTGCCATTCGGTTAGTTTGTCGTCATAGACTTCAAGTATCTTCTTTAACTTGTGCTTTTGGAATCTGTTTCTAGACGCAAATATTGTCGTATGGTCATTAGCCTTGAAGTAATGATAGTTCGGTGGTGTGATATGAACTAATGTAAATCCAATCTTACTATAGGTCTGGCCAGTGAAGTATCTTCTATCGGAGAATGATAATATCCCAGATGGTTGGTACATCTTCACGAAGTAGCTAAACATTTTTTCTAAGCCGCCCCGAATATTCGTGTTCACCTTATTACAGAATCGATACATCTCCCATTCAGTTTCTTTATTGAATCGATTCTTACCGAAGGTTAACACGGATACTAACTCATCTTTGTAAAACAACCCAATTCTTACCGATGAGGTATCCTCCCCCTGTATATGATTGTTATAGAGGAAGTTGTTGGATACCTCCGCTGAAATATCTTTGACGGTGCACTTTCTACCATGCAGATGGCGTGTATCTTCCGGCAGTATCTTATTTGAGAGAATTGATTTAACAATTTCTTGTTTATGAATCCATTCAATGTCTAGAACGTGAACAAGTGATATTCCATTTCTACTACATTGCTTGGTCTTCGTTAGGTGGTATTGTTTGTTCTTATTCCCAGAAATTTCTCCGTGATAGTAGAGTCCGTTGACTTCAATTGCTAACTGTTTAGATGGAAGATAGATGTCTAACTCTTTGCCCATGAGCACCGACTTATCTCCGTGGATAATTTCACCACCATAGAATGTCTTAATCCATTCTATGATTTCGTATTCACACTTTGACTTTGTTCTAGTTATGGGATGACACGTTCGACATATTGGTATTCGCCCATCATCTAGTGATGATTGAAACGTAGAATGACAGTGATTACATTCAAAATCATAAACCTTAGTATAGACTCCGGTATAATCATTGAAGTCAAATTTAGGAGTTACGTCTTTGAGTTTAGCAATTACTTTCTGGTACATCCGTAGTCTATTTTTTGGAGTCTGAAGAGGGTGATTGACTCCGTACCTCTTTAGTAATTTTTCTTTGAAGAGTGGAGACTGAGAGAATGTAGTCACACCGTAACGTTTTCGCATAGTTTCCTGTGCTTGTTTGGTGTTGTTGAATTTAGTGCTTCCATACCGTTCTAGTAATGTTCTCTTTGCTTTGTCACGGTTGGTAAAGTGTTCAACTCCATATTTCTTTAAGTTAGTTAGCTTTCGTTTCTCTAAGAATCCATCAACTTTTGAGTTGTGGTCTACACCGTATCTTGCTAGTAGTGTTTGGCGAATTTTTGATCTTGAAGATTTAATCACTACCTCAGTAGTCTGGTACTTATGCTGACATTTTCTACTACACACTACCCTTGGCTTTCTCTTGTCATATGTAAAAAGTGAGTTGCACATGGGACATGTCTTAGTAACACTGTTCACTTGTTTGTTGTATTTCGCTTTGCATTTTCGGGAACATAAGTCATCGCTCTCGTATGCTGACGTTTCAAATTGCTGAGAGCATTGTTTGCAAGTTTTCATAATGGTTGAGGTTTAATGAATAGGTTCATACACTATAAATATACACAAACTTTTTTTATCATAACTCGGTAGAAAGTTGTAATTTTCATATTTATTTATGTAATGCTCACAATATAGCAACTTGGAGAAATAAATGGCAGAATTACTTGACCCGAACGAGATATTTTTTACTCCGTTTGAGCCTAAACTACAGAATCGGCACATCATGTACATTGAAGGTGTTCCGGCATTTCTTGTTAAGGGTGCTACGCGTCCTAACATCAACTTCAACCCGATAACGTTAGATCACATCAACGTTAAGCGTAAGGTGAAGGGTAAGGGTGAGTGGCAAGATATAACGCTTAAGTTATACGATCCTATAGTGCCATCTGCTGCCCAGGCAGTTATGGAGTGGGTTCGTCTATCTCACGAATCTGTTACTGGTCGCGATGGATATAGCGATTTCTACAAGAAGGATTTAACTCTTGTTATCTTAGGCCCAACGGGTGATAAGGTAGAGGAGTGGACTATAAAGGGTGCATTCATCACTCAAACGAATTTTGGTGAAATGGACTGGGCTAATGACGCTTTCGTTGAAATCAATATAACGATTGCTTACGACTACGCAATACTCCAATACTAAGAGATACTTACATTTCTTTCGTATGATAATAAAGCCTCGCGTACGATCATTTCAAAAATTTTTGTATGTGGGGCTTTTTGCATCCCAAATCAATCCCTAATAGTTATTAGTAACACGGATACTTTATGCTTGGAGTAAAACTATGAAACTTTCAACTCGTGCTCAATTGCTTAGAGAGGCCAAGAAGACAATTCAGCGAATTAATGAAGCTGAAGATATTAACGCTCTTAAAAGTGAAGTTGAGGGCGTGGTTGAAGATGTTATTACACCTGAAATTGAAAAGATTATTAAAGATAAGTCGTTCTCACTTGATCTAGAAAAGATTAAGAGTGTGAAAATTGACACCAAATCAATTATTTCTTCGTTACCTTCTGACGCCAAGAAAGCCGCTGAAGAGATGCTGCGGGGTTTGAAAACCGAATCAATTTTTAATGTAAATCTCAGTGCTATTGCATCTATTTTAAGTAAGGTGACTTCGGTTGGTAAGATAGCATTGAAAATCTTTCCGTTGAGCACATTGAAGGTTATATATACTAGAACTAAGGATGCCGCTACCAGACTCGCTGATAAAATAATTTCATCACCAACGTTTATCAATGTTGTGAAGAAGACTGGTATACTTACTGCACTTACGACAATTGCACCTATTGTCGCTAAGGCATCATGTGGGTGTACTAGCGAAGCAGATACAACCTCACGTGCTCAGGAAATGTTAGAATTGGAATTTAGACGTATTTCACTTATGAAGACCGTAAATCCTGGATATAAAAAAGAATTGGCTGATTCCGGCACTATTGAAGTATTTCTTGCGATAATGGCGTTCTTTGTTGTAGTTATTCTTATAATTTTTATTATCAAAAAATACAAAAAGTCTGAAAATTGAAAAGGTCTTACTGATACTTTATGTTTGGAGTAAACTATGAAACTGTCAACTCGCACTCAACTGCTTAAAGAAGCAAAGAAGACAATTCAGCGGATCAACGAAGCTGAAGACATTAATGCGCTTAAGCAAGAAGCTGAGAGGCTTGCGGGTAGTATTATTGAACCAATAATCAAAAAGAGTGCTGAAGATGTAATACCAACGATTGATCCTAATAAGGTTAGTAAGTTGAAAATTGATGTTAAGTCAATTGTAGCGTCATTGCCCAACGATGCAAAGAAGATAGCCGAAGAATTAACAAGTGGATTGAAGACCGAATCAATCTTTAGCATGAACTTAAGTTCCATTGCATCTATCTTAACTAAGGTAACGAGTGTCGGTAAAGTTGCATTAAAGATATTTTCAATGAGCAACTTAAAGATGATGTACGCAAGTGCCAAGGACACGGCAACTAAATTTGCTGATAAGTTAGTGTCGTCTCCAAAATTTATCAACATCGTGAAGAAAACTGGTGTGCTAACGGCGGTGACAACTTTATCGCCGATTATTGCTAAAGCGTGTGCTTTTTGTGGTCAAAGTCCAGCAGAATTTGAAGCGTGGGCGAAAAGAAACGCGGAGATTAGAGAGGCAGCACGTCTTGCCGCCCGTGCTGCTGACAGTACAGCTAATCCACAAGATTATATTCAACATGTTGCTAAGCCATTGACTCAAGAACAAAGTTTACAGCAAATGGCAGACGCTATGCAGATATTCTTGGTAGTAATAGGTATCGTATGTACGGTGTTGATTATAGTATTCATCGTTAATCATATTAAGTTTCGCAGAGAAAACGATCCTAATAAATGATAAAACTGTTTCGTGACATATTGACAGAAACACTTTCCGAAGTTAATAAAAGTAGGGGGCAGTGGAGTTCGTCTGAACATGCATTATCATTGATTGATGAGTGTAATGAAATTCTTCAGTTGGAACAATTGATCACTATTAAGGTCAAAGGGGGTACAATTCGTTCTAGTGTAAAACAAATTTTGCGAATCGTATCTGTGTTTATTTCAAAACGATTTCATGTTCTGCTAAAAGATGGTGATGTCACGGTTTTTAAATTCTATGATGTCGAAGAATTAACAAACGGGTTGGTTAATGATGGTGTATATTATTGTATTGCTAAATTTGATGAAACACATTTACTCAATCAATTGGGTAAAGATGGTTGGGATGCCAATGCCGATGCCACAAAGCATAGTGAATATTTACTTAAGGATGTATTCAAACATCTATTCATTGGCGTTTTAGGAACCTCGGAATCTAACTCCCCAACGTTTAAACGGATATACGGGTGGAACGATGTTAAGGTTGTTGATGTATCTAAAATATCCCCAGGATATCGTGGTAGAGGATATGGTAAACTTTTATATGCATCTGCGCTCAAAGATGTGGATGCACTTATAAGTTCCGATACTCTGTACGAAGGTTCGTACCACATCTGGTCTGAAACTATTCCAAAATTCAGTGGCTTCTTTGGGATTTTAGTTTCAGACAAAGATACACGAAAAATCGGCGGCTCTACAATAAATCTTGTTATACCTACGGCTGATCAAAAGTCATATGTTGCGGCAGAAAAGCACGTGAAAGACGTTGAGGGAAGATTCATGACTGTAGGCACTAGATTCGTAGCGAGTCGTAAAACGAATAAGCGCATTGATAACTTGATTCAAGCGTTTAAGCGTGTTGATTTCTCACAAATAATCACATGTTACGTACCAGGAGCGACGAGTGATGAAATGGTAGATGTGTTGGATGAGGCTAGTGATATAGAAGATGTTCTTCAATACGCGGAAGTTGAATTTGCGCGAACACCAAATCCTTCAGTCGTAAAGGCGATTAACAACCACACCACGTTAATCTTATACACGGATAGTGCTGTCTTCGTCATTAAAGAAACCGCTAATGGGATAGATTGGTCATTGATGTGAAGTTTTTGCAAACAAGACTATATTTATAGTAACCACAAAATAGTTTCAGTTACAACATGAAAGAGTGTTATGAATTCAAGAATTGACACGGGCAATAACTTGCCTATACCAGAACATATATCAGACGCTGAACTGAAAAGTAGTCTTTTAGCAGACTATAAGCAGGCGGAGGTTAGAGCTAATAACTTTCCAACTGAGATAGTTCCGTTACCATCTAAAGGGCTGTTATACCCCGAAGATCATCCGTTAGCTAACGGTACGGTTGAAATGAAGTACATGACTGCTAAGGAAGAGGATATTCTAACATCTTCAAATCTTATCAAGCAGGGGGTAGTGTTTGATAAACTGTTTGAATCCTTGTTGGTGACTAAATTTAGATATGACGACCTATATGAAGGTGATAAGAACGCCATTATGATTGCCGCCCGAATACTAGGGTATGGTGCGGATTATGTAGTTACGGTTGATGACCCGTCTGATCCAACACAAAAACAACAGGTCACTATTGATCTTACGCAGATAGAGCACAAGGAGGTGGACTATTCTCTGTTTGCAGATAGGAAGAATGAATTTACATTTGAATTACCCGCGACAAAACGGGTCATCACCTTTAGACTACCAACCGTTGGATTGAATAATCAAATCAAAGAAGAAATGAAAGCGTTGAATAAGTCAATCGTTCGCACTGGTGTGGATAGGGAGCTTAGTACGCGATTGAAATATTTGATCACGTCGGTTGATGGTGAGCGTGGGAGGACGTTTATAAACTCGTTTGTTGATAATGAGTTATTTGCTAGAGACTCAAAGGCTTTCAGGAAGTACATGCGTGAGATAGCTCCAGACCTAGATATGAAGTTTACATTTACATCCTCAACTACGGGGGAAGTGAAGGAGTTGGACATCCCTATGGATGTCAGCTTTTTTTGGCCTGACCTCGGAGTATAAGAGGGAGCTTCATGAAGAGGTATTCGCTCTATGTTATCATGGACAAGGTGGATTTACATGGGGTGAAGTATACAATATGCCAATACACCTTCGTCGGTTCTACATTACCAAGGTAAAGGAGAAAATAGACGAACGAAACAAGTTAGAGCAAGACGAATATAATAAGGCAAAACGGGGTAATGTCCCAAACTTTAGAAGACCTTAAACATAGTGGGTTACATATTTATCTGTATGTAACCCACTCTCATTTCAGGAGACATGTAGATGCCTACAAAAAGAAGATCACACGGCAAATCTAAGTTTGGAATAATAGGCTCCAAACTCAAAGATGTGTTGAAAAGTTTAATAATCGATCTCATCGCCGCAAGAAAGGTTACTAAAATAACCAAAGAACTGAATAAAGACTCTAAAGTGAAAGACGCTGTACAAGCTACTCATCAAGCATATGACAGAATGGAAAGAACTATTGATGAGTTTTGTAGTAAATACCCAGAAGAATGTCAACGCATAAAGGATGAAATTGAGAAAGGCTAATGGCATCTAAGAAAGACGATAATAAACGAAAAGAGGATTTATCGGACTCCATTGATTTAACTAAGAAGTTCGGGGATATTCTTTCTACGGTCAACAAGATGTTAACTGAACAAGCGGCGGCGCAGAAAGAAGTTAACTCTTTAGTTGAAAAGCAACTAGAACTCATTAAAGAGTTGAAGGAAGATCGTAAAAAGCAAACTGAGTTTAATGATTCGGATGAAAAGTTTTCAAAGCGTAAACTTACGAATGAGGAGAAACTTCGCGATCTTCGAGATGATGCGTTACTCACCGCGAAGGCTTATGCCGACAACATAAAACTTGCTAGAGTTAATAATGAGGCGATGCTACCATCCGTTGGTAAGTTGGGCAAGAATCAATTAGCGTTAGTGGAGCTTCAGAGTAAACAAGCAGTTGCCGCCGCTACATTCTTAGAAACTCTAAACGACACCTCTAAAACTGAGAATCTCTCCAAAGAAGCTATGAAGGAAATTGTTTCCTTCTCGGATAGATACGTCTCGTTGACTAGTCAAGCTAAGACTATACAAGATTCAATCTTAAAGCAGTCCAACGATGTCATCAAAGGAAACTATCAATCGGTAGATATAGAAAGCCAGCGGAATGCTATCAAGTTGATGGAACTTGATGTAGCAGACTTGATTGCGAAGAGAACGTCAGCGGCATCTCAAGAGGAAGCAGATGCGTTGCAGTCAAGAATATTGGATATGACTATGCAGTTAGACATTGCAAATAACTTAGTAGAATCTTCTACACAGTTAAATGCTACATATGATTCTGCTGCGAAAAGAATGAAAGAGGTCAAGAAGGTTAGTGGCGATATTGCTAGTGGGGTTGGAAAATCCATATCATCAATATCGGGTATACTTGGTAAGATTCCAGGCGGTTCACATCTATCGAAAGCATTGAACATCGAGGGATTAGCTAAATCTGTTGAATCAAAATTAGGTGGAGCACTTGATAACATACTAGGTAAGCTAGGCCCTGGTGCAACGGGAATGGTGGGTAAACTTGGAATCATAGGCGGTGTCGTCGGCGGTTTAGCAGCCACTGCATTTGGTTTCTTACTTCACAATGTAATGGAGCTTGATGCTGAAGTTAGTGAAGTAGGTAAAACATTTGGCGTATCTAGGCAAGAAGCGATTGGGTTGCACCATGAAACTGTTGCTATTGCTGGTGAGATGAAATTAGTCGGTCTAAACTCAAAAGAAGTTCTAGCTGGGGTTAAAGCTACATCTGAAGTTCTAGGTGGAATGAGTGCTCCTGCCTTGTTTAAACAAAATAACCCCGCTGTAAAACAATTAGTAAAAGACACTACTGTTCTCAGTGAAAAATTCAATTTGAGTAATGAAGAGATTGCAAGTATCCATAACCTTTCAGTCATGACCGGAAAGAGTATGGGCGAACTCACGATGGAGTCATCGACTCTTAACAAGGGTCTATTCAGCTCTAAAGATGCGTTGAAGATGATGGCTTCAATTCCAAAATCAGTTGTTGTTGCATTCAAAGGTGGTACTCAAGAGCTTATTAAGGCTGCTGCAAAGGCTAAGATGCTAGGCATGGAACTTGGAAAAGTTCAAGACATTGGCGATGGTATGTTAGACATAGAGGCATCTCTTGGGAAGGAGATGGAAGCACGTGCATTGACTGGAAAGAATTTGAACCTAGATGCTGCTAGATATTTCGCTTTGACTGGAGATGTTGCGTCTCTACAGGATGAAATACTTAACCAAGCTGGATCGTTAGAAGATTTTCAGAAGATGAATCGCATTCAGCAGAAGTCATTTGCAGACGCTATGGGTATGAGTGTTGATGAGATGACTAGTATGTTAACCAATGCACAGAAGCTGAAGGATATTGGTATGAGTTCTGCACGTGCAGAAGAACTACAAGCAAAGAATGCGGCTGAACTAAAAGATTTAGCAGCAAAGACTGGCGATGAGAAACAGAAGGCATACATTCAAGAGTTAGCTAAGCAGAAGGAAGTTGCGACTATGCAACAGAGATTCCAAGACGTATTGAAAAAAGTTCAAGAAAAATTACAATCTTTGTTAGCACCCGTTCTTGAGTTAGTACATGGTCTTCTTGATTCGGCTGAATCGGGTGAGTTATTAAATGATGTTATTAACACTGCGAAGGGAATAATGGCAAATGTAGTACCAATAGTGAAGACTATCTTCAAGGTACTGAGTGCTATATTAACTCCGCTAGCTGGTATATTTAGTGCGCTGTTTAAAGTGGATGAAGGTACGAAGACCGTACAAGCCTCGTTTGGAGGCGTTGCGGGAGTTCTAGGTGTTGTCGCTGGGTTCTTCGTTGGAAAGGCTTTGCTTACCAAGGGTATGGATATGCTCAAGGAGAAAGCTAAAGATGCTGGTAAAGCGATCATTGACAAAGTTGGTGGTGCGATGAGCAAGGTAACTGATAAGGGTAAAGGTCTTGCTGAAAAAGCTCTACCTTCAAAACCAGATAAAGCGGCTAAGGCTGGAAAGGGTGGGGGGATCGGCGATAGTATAGCAAATTTTGTTAACAAGATTGACGCTAAAAAACTTATGATGTCAGCCGCCGCTATTCTTATACTAGCAGCAGCTTTATATGTTGCGGCTAAGGCATTTCAAGAGTTCGGGAAGGTAAATTGGGATGGAATTGCCAAGGGCGTAGTTGGATTATTGGCATTAGTTGGTGCGGCATTTTTGATTGATAAGATAAAAGGTCAAATAATTGCTGGTTCCGTAGCACTGCTTATCTTGTCTGCTGCGTTGTATGTCATGGCGCAAGGATTTAAGACTTTCAATGAAGTTGAATGGGGTTCTATTCTTAAGGGTATCGCCGTAATTGTAGTATTAGCGGGTGTGGCTGTCTTACTTGGTATGGTTGCCCCACTAGCATACGCTGGTGCTGGTGCTCTTCTTGTAATATCGGCGGCTGTTTTAGTGTTTGGTGCTGGTATGATGCTGATGGCCGATAGCTTGACGAAGGCTACTCCGCTTATAAACGCATTCTTCAACGGATTAAATGCAGTGGTTCAAAGTGTGGGTAACGTCATAGTTAATGCAATAAACGCAATAGGAAGTCAGATAACTGGAGTGCTTGATAGGTTACTTGCAATAGGAAACTTAAATCCAGCTAAATTGATGGCAATTGCGGGTAGCATTACCGCGTTAGGTGCTGCACTTGTTGCATTTGGTGGTGGTAGTGGTATAGGTGCAATAGCAGATGGGCTAGGTAAGTTGTTTGGTGGTGAAAGTCCTATGGAACAAGTTATGAAAATTTCTACTAAACTGAAGCCAGATGCTCTCTTGCTTACTGCTAAATCTATACGTGATCTAGCGGATGCGTTTCAATATTTTGCTAAGTCCACTGCAAGTCTTGCGAATTTTGATACTGATAAGCTAGACGTTATCATTGAGAAGATGGAGGATGTTCGTTCTGTTGAAAGTGGTGGTATAAAGGGGGTTGCTAACGCTATAGGTGGATTCATAGGAGGGTTGTTTGGCTCACCAGATGAACAGAAGGGACAAACAATTACAACATCGGGTGGTAGTGGTGAGAAGGATAAGATGGATCAAGTTATCTCGTTACTGTCGCAGATCGTGGGTGCGGCAAATCAACCGACAGTTATTAAGTTCGGTGATAAGACGGTAGAGGAGATAAAGACGCAGCTTAACTTCAAGAAGGCGTATAGTGTCGGTGTAGATAATACATATGGACGCTCTGTCTAATTCCGAGTCCCATCCTATTTATAGGTAGTACACTATAAGAGAGTTAAATGAGTTTACTTGATCTTTCATCTGATCTATCTCGTTATCGTTCAACTGTTCGTCGTGAAGAGAATTTTCCAGAAGCGTCTAAAGCAACCAACGAAAAAAACTTTGCAACCGTTCAGCCGATAACAGAAAAGCTATCGCAGTTTTCCATTCCGATCATCCGTCAGAAACCAGTTGATCATGTGGCAATGATGCGTAATGTAAGCTCCACGGTGAAGATGGTAAACGATGATGTTCTGATCAATTCAGTTTCAGAGTTTAGTCCTAAGAATTCCACACGCGATCTGACCAATGTCAACGTGACGTCAATTGAGTCTGTTGCTAAGAACTTACCGAAGATAACAAAATTCAGTACTGACAGTAAGTTAAATTTCTCAAATACGATTATTAACAAGGCGACAAACGGAACGTTTAATCTTGAATCGCCAGTGGTAATAGATCAGACGTCATCACCAATTGAACATCAGTCTGTAGTATCGCCCGTTGGGTTTGTACAGACCGATAACAAAATTTTGTTTACCACTGCCGTTACTAAGGTGGAATCTACTGGTGTTACAATACCAGATATACCAATTATACGGACAACCGTTGCGAATTTGAATCAGACTGTTGTTATCAATAAAGAACGACTACCATTTGGCAATATAGTTGATCCGAACATAGGGATAACAGCACCATCTCAGACATTAGACCGTGAAAAGCAAAGTCCGGTAATTGATAAAAATTCCATACAACAAAATTTAATTGTCAATCCAGACGTTAAGATAGTAAGGGTGTCGTATAATGACATTCATCTAACAGCCGTGTCTGAATTTGATTTGTTCGGTTCTCCGATACAATTTCAGCGTGATGTACTTAGAACGGTTGACTTACCACATTCAATAGTTCCGAATACATACTTACCGTCAAATGCGTTAACTGTAGATCATAGTGAATTAAACGCAGACACTATTACGTCTGGATTGATTAGTGGTAGATTTGAATCTTCAACCCGTAGTAAGTTATCTATCGTCGGTACACAAGAAGTTGATTTCTTTTCTAACGAGTTTGCGTCTGGATTTGTAACTAGACAGCAAGTTGGAGAAACTAATTACACGGGTCAAAGTGCGTTCACTTGGGTAGATACGCCAACGAATGCGGACTACTTCCTCAATACTAACGCAGATGGGTTTACAATCCGTCAGCAACTTTTAGATACTAAATATGTCAATGGAAGTAGTGTACTTGGGTTTACTAAGCCAACTGGCGGTGACTTCTTTGATGTTGCAAAGAAATATGCTAGCAGTGGGTTTGACACATTCACTCTTCACTTAGAGACAAAGTATATACCAGATGCTTCCGCATATACATTTAAGAAACCTTCGGGTGTAAACTATTTTGATGTATTGAAGTTTCATAGTAGTCGCGGCTTTGAGTTGTTCACTAGGCCATTACAAACAGACTATAAGCATGATAGCTCTTTGTTTACTTGGATCGGCACAAATCCACCCGCAGTAAACTATTTTGATGCTATAGGACAAAACTCCACTGATGGATTTCATACGTTCGCACGTATGCTAGATACAAAATATATTCTAGGATCGTCACGTTTAGATTGGGATGGTAGTCGTAAGCAAGCTCCGTCGGTGAACTATTTTGATGTATCCAACATCTACTCTACTGATGGTTTCCATACGTTTGCTCAGATGCTAGATACTAAGTATATCTTAGGGTCTTCCGTATTCGATTGGGATGGGGATAGAGAGCAGGCACCAGCGGTGAACTATTTTGACTTGACTGGGCGCAATACGACAACCGGATTTCATACGTTTGCGCAGATGTTGGACACTAAGTATATTCATGAATCATCTATATTTGATTGGGATGGATCACGTGAACAAGCTCCGGCTATAAACTATTTTGATCTAACGGGTAGGAACACCACAGTTGGGTTTCATACATTCGCTCAAATGCTTGATACGAAGTATGTTCATGAGTCGTCAATTTTTGATTGGGACGGCCAACGTCTAGACGCTCCTTCGGTAAACTATTTCGATCTAACGGGTAGGAATACGACTGTAGGCTTTCACACCTTTGCCCAAATGCTTGACACGAAGTATGTACACGAATCGTCTATATTTGATTGGGATGGATCACGTGAACAAGCTCCATCGGTGAACTATTTTGACTTGACAGGAAAGAACACTACAGATGGGTTTCATACGTTTGCCCGTATGCTTGATACGAAATATGTACACGAATCATCTGAGTTTGATTGGGATGGTTCTCGCCAAGATGCGCCGACAGTAAATTATTTTGATTTAACTGGTAAGCATACTACTGTTGGTTTCCACTCATTTGCAGAATTGCTTGATACGAAATATGTACACGAATCATCTGAGTTTGATTGGGATGGTTCTAAATACTCCTCTCCAGAAGTCAATTACTTTGACTTGGAAGGTAGATACACTAGTAAAGGATTTCACCGTCTAGCACAATTATACGATTCGAAGTATATTCCAGAGTCATCCCAGTTTGATTGGGATGGTAGTCGTCAAGCTGCTCCCGAAGTTAACTTCTTTACTAATGCAAATGCAACTGGATTCACGAAATTCGCACAGCATTTCTTGACTGAATATGCGCACGAATCGTCGACATTGACATTTAAAGGAACGTTGCCATCTCCCGTAGATTACTTCGGTAATCAAAACGCATTTGGATTTGAGAATCAAATACAGTTGTATGATTCAAAATATGTCCACGATTCTAGCCAATTTACGTTTAAGGGTTCTTCAAATTCTGCACCAGCAGTAAACATGTTTAGTGATCAAAACGCATTTGGATTTAATACATTCGCTGAGCCGTTGGTTACTCGTTATGTTCACGAATCGTCTAGATTTACGTTCAAAGGATCGTCTAGAGTAGCACCTTCAGTTGATTTTCTACCAAATGATTCGGCTCGTGGGTTTGATACATTCTCACCATTGATGCTTTCTCGTTATGTAATAAATTCAAGTGCTTTAACGTGGATAGGATCACGAGAAAATGCTCCAGAAGTTAACTACTTCGGAATAAATGGGGCGGAGAAGATAACTGGATTTAATAAACTCTTCAATGATAAGTCGCAAACTAAGTTGAGTCCAGCATATTCGGCATTTTCATTTGAAGGTGCTTCACGTAAAACACGTAAGGGCGGTATACCATACACTAACTTCTTCGGATTCACCCCGTCGGAGAGAACTGGTTTCATGGTGAATATGACGATGCACGATGGTACTTTATACCCTATAATTGATCCGACGCTTAGATTTGACGACGAGCCTGATCGCAGATATGATGTTGAATCTGCTAGATCACAGCGCAAACGAATGTCTACTAGAGATGTTGCTAAATACGCTCCTAACTCGTTAGGTAAGCGTCCTTGGTCAGACGGATCGTTATTTGCAACGCTTGAGAATCAAGTTCCAGAAAGTAAGATAAACGCTAGAGCTGGTTCGTATCAAGCAAAGTATGAGCAAACGCTAAAGAACTCAACTGATAATTTAGGATATCTAACGAAGTGGGCTATAACTAGACGTTCACCGTCACCTATAGATGAGCAATACAACAAGTTTAATCTACGAACTGATTCATATAATTCAGACCCAATTTGGTCACAACCATTCGTCTTACGAGGTATCCAATCCGAAGGATCGGTTGAACCGGAACGTTGGGGTGGGATACTAGGTGGATTTGATGAAGGCGTAGTTCGCGGTGGGATAGTAACTAGAACAGAACGAGGAATATTTGATGTTCAGCGTATTGGAAAGTGGTTAAGTTCGGCGAAGGGATTATTATGGAACGCTAAGCAAATAGGGTTGCAGTTGATGAATCCATACGTGGATTCTGATCCTAGAAACCCTGCTAGTGAGGTTCTTGGAATCCAAGCAACTCGTGTATTCAATCCACTTAGTACAATTGCAAACGTAGGGTCGGCAGTTGCTGGAATTCACATCGCACGTCATGGGTTGTTACCAACATCTGATGTATTTCTAA